GCCACCAGCGCCAGGTGTGTATTGACCTTTTAATATGTCTTCGCCAGCTTTTATAAAGTCAGGTGTTCTGCCTGCTCCGCCTGTAAGCGCTCTGCCAACATTAAAGTTGCCGCCACCGCCCGTCATAGGAATTGATTTTGGATCAGAAAGATATCCACGATATGTAGCAGGATCAACTGAGTTGCCAGCAGCGTCAACAAACATATTAGTCTTAGGATCAAGTTGAGATGATTTCATATCAAAACTTGCTGTTTCTGGGCCACCTAGAAAACCACTTAAAGGACCATCGCCTAACAATCCTTTTAAAGAGCCTAGGCCTTTGCTAATACCCTTAAACCCAGCTCCCGTACCACCTGCTATAGAAGATAAACCAGGTATTCCTGCCTTAGCTACCAAACTCATAGCTGAACTACCCAAGCTGCCTAAAGCTCCGCCAATACCAGGTATTTTAGTAGCTAAACCACCAATACCACCCAATACGCCACCTAAAGCAGTACCAATACCTGGTACAAATACTGCAAGAGGAGCTACCTTCTTAATTACTTTGCCTATGCCTTTAGCTATTTTCTTCAAAAAGCCATGCTGCTCTAAACCGGTTGATGCGTCTAAAGTTGCTATTCCAGTACCATAAACCATTGACTCAGGATTAATATTAAAATCTATCGCTGCTTGTTCTATGGCATTTTCAAGCTGTGGGTTTGCCTCTAACATCTCTCTTGATAGGTTGACATCTCCGGATCGAACATGAGCCATCATGTTGTCCTCACCTGTTTGTGCAGACAGTTGATCCATTAAATCAGCATAAGGTGCATTGGCCTTGGTGCTTGTATTTTCTATCATGTTCATCAAAACTTGTTGTTCTTCAGGATCTTGTGTTTTTTGTAGCTCCATGGTTAGAGCTTCAATGGCTTGTGCAGTTTCATCTCCAGCTGACATCATAGGCATAGGAACAGACGGATCTTGACCTTGCATGTTAGCTTCGTACTCTGCATGATTTGCACCAGGCATTTGTCTGCCGTCTGGCATCATGTGTTGGCTTCCTTGTTGCATCATAGGCATTGTTGCTGATCCGCCTTCTTGCATCATAGGTATAGATCCTCCTGCACTTCTTGCTTGTTCTATGGCTTGACCTAAATCTGCATTTGGCATAGATCTTTCTGCATTTTGTTGCAAAGCCATTTCAGCCTGTGTTCTTAATTGTTTTTTTTGCTCTATAACTTCTGGACTGTCTCCCATTTGGGGAAAATAGGTTTGATCCATCCAATTCATTTCGCTGTCATTAATTACAGCACCAGTTTCTTTTTTCAAAACGCGAGTCATAAAATTCTTTTTATTTGCGTCAAATTTTTTGTATTCATTTGACATCATCATTCTTTCTGCACTTTCTGGAACAAGAGGAAGATTGTCTACAACTCGATCTTTCATACTAGGCACATAGTCTAAAGGTGGAGTTGGTACGGCAGCACCAGATTCTGTTGGATAAGGGCCGCCTGTATTAATTATATTTCCTAAACCTTTTCTAGCAGCACCAGTTTCTGGTGTGCCGTATATTTTTCTTAGTGTGTCTGCTAATGCCATAGTCCTAACCTATATTTATCTTATTTATGCCTATTTTCATTGTATCACTAACTTTAATATTGTCATGTATACCATTTTTCTACATTCCAACCATAGACTGGTCCTGTTATATTTACTGTAACATTACCATCTAAGGTTACTGTTACTTCCCCTAAAGAAACTTTTGCTTCTAATCCGACTTGTGGGCCAACCGATAAATTAAACCACGCATCTCCATCATACACTTGTAACTCTTCTGTTGTACTGTTCCATATTACATCTCCAGCAGCAAAAGAGGAAGAATCACGCTGACTTCCTGTGTATTGAGGTGTCGCAGTCGTATCAAATCTTCCTAAGTTTAATTCTATTACACGAATCAACCGATTAAAAGTCTCAATAGAAACCTTATCTCCTTGAGCCAATGGAAGTCTAGTCTCTAACAGCTTGCCCATTATCTTCTACCAGATGGCTGAATCTCTAATCTAGTTGATCCCAGTCTCCATTTGTAATCCTTAGTATCGGTTAGCGTATTGTCATCGTCTGACTCAAATCGCAAAACAACCTGTCTTGTTCTTGTTCGTAAACTGGTAAAAGTTGATGTCGAGGTAACTTGTACCGTTGAGTCTGTGGTTAGTGACTGGCCATTAAAGTCTCTTCGTTTAACCACTATGTTCATAGCAGGCGTTGCGCTAACACCTAATTCAACATCAAATAAAACATCTGGGATAACTTTTTTCAAGAAAGCAAAATTATCTCCATCGCCTATGTCTATGTCAGCCGATTCAATGAATACATTTTCCATTGCAGCATCATCGTCATTAAAACCAGTTTCATGTTGATAAATATAATTAACAGAAGAATCTTCACCAGATGCCAAAGGCTTATCTTCTATTCCGGTGTCAAGCCAGGCATAACGAACCAATGATCCTATGCTCCATAAGTTTTCTTCATAATTGTATATAACAAATCGTGATATCTCATCGGTATCGTCTTCTAGTGACGGATAGAAAAACCAGACTTCTGAAAATTCGCTGTTCAATGCAGCATGGCATTTGTAGGCTTGCGTTAGGTTAAGATCTGAAAAAACATAATCTTGAACTGAGCAAGGAAGTTTTTGCACAGATCCATTGTAGTAATAAAAAGCATTTTTAGACATGTAGAAAACACCGTTTGGAGCATTGACTGCAGCCTTTGGACCAATCAAACCAGCGCCTTCGTTAATTAGATTAATAGCAAAAGTTAAAGGTGGCCCAATAAAGGTCATGCTGTATAAGCTTGTGTCTGTCCATATTAAAACCTCTTGCCTTGCTTTCATGCCACCCACAATAAGCGATCCACTTGAAAGTCTTAAAGATCCTGCTGAATTTGTTGATAAAGGCTCAAACTCTAATGCGTTTTCTTGATCGCTAAAAGCAACCAACATAGGATCTATAGCGCCTGTTCTTGCACTTCCTGATATTGGATCTGCGCCCAATACTATCAAATGCCTGTCGGTTTCAGATGTAATTACCTGAAGGCCAACCGTTGGGACTAAATTAGCACCAGAGGTTGTAGCAAGATTAACAGCTCTTGTGTTTACTCCATTGTTTTCTACCCAACGAAAAATACTGCCTGCTCTTGGGCAGATAATGAGATCTTCACCAAAATTATCGTGAGTCCACAATCTAAGTTGACCGGTTGCTGACAATGCTGTTGTAGAGCCGAATGTACCTGCTCCCCATGTACCAGAACCCCAACCAGCAGAAGGAACATACACATCAAGTCCTGAATTAATTTGATACACACCATCTACGCCAGCACCACCGTTACCAGTATCGCTACCATTGGCTGTTGCAGATGCTGTAAATGTAAATGTGTTGGCAGTAGCCACCCCAGTAATTTGATGCTCTTTGTTTAAAACAGCAGCAGTAATAGTTCCACCCAAAGTTGCTGATCCTGCAATGGTGACAAAATCACCTACCACAGCTCCGTGGTCTGAATCAGTAGCTGTAATAAGGCTTGAGCCATTTGTAGCTGCAAAAACAATTCCGTTGGTTGTGGTAGCTCTTATTGGGGTAACATCGTTGTAGTTACCGCCAGAGTCTATGTAATATTTTGAAGTTGTGCCTATGCCTAAGTAACGCTCAGATCCTAAAGAAATCCAACTGTGCAATGCTCTGGCTACGCCAAAAAAAACATTGGAACTTTTCTTTATCCAGCCACCTATTTTTTCAACACGGCTTTTTCTAAAACGGATTAAATTACCGTCTACCCAACCACCCTCGTTTGAATAGTCAGTTTCTTCCTTGTTGATTCCTGGCTTAAAATTAAATTTTGTTAGTGGCATAACTTGATTCTACCATTGCTAAAATTAATTTAAGCTAATCTAATAATGGCATTTGACGCATCTGCTGCCGGAAAGACAACTGTAAAGTCGCCAGCAGTAGAAGTTTTGTCTCCTCCGAAGTCAATAGCACATATAGCTTTGTCGCTATTCGTGTCGTTATAAATCAAACAACCTCTAGCAGTTACGGTAGCTGTTCCAAATGTAAGATCTGCAAAATCTACAATAGCTGTAGTTCCAGATGTTGTGGGGGTTACATTTGTCAGTGCGGCACCGCCGGCTGTGTAATTAGTTCCGCTTACTTCGTTTGTGGTTGAGTAAGCTGTTGTACCGGCTCCTAAAGTTGCTGAACTTGTAAACAAAGCTAACTTAATAGAGTCTGCGCCATTAGTTAAATTGTGTCCTTCGACTAAAATTTCTTGTTTAAAACTGGTTGCGATTGCTGATGTAATTGCCATTTCTTAAAGCTCCTTAATTATCTTGGCCATGTCTTCATGCCCTTGTTGCCTTAATAAATTCACATTAGTCACATTGTTAGAATTTATTGCGTTCTTTATTGTATACAAGATTACAGTATAAACTTGGTTTTGGAAAGCTAAAGCCTGTTGTTTGACATGCTCTGGTTGATCCATAGATATAGAACATATTTTTTTTGTGGCTTGTGCGGCCCAAAACTCTGGATCATGTCCTTTGTTTTGCGTGGTATGCACAGACACCTGACCTAATTGTATGAAACTATCGCTCATCCTTTGTACGGCTCTGGGGGAGCAACATCTTCATTAATCTTCAAACCTTTCTCTGCTAATTGCTCATTAATCTCTGCGTATGGCCCAATAATAAAATTGCCTTCGTGCGGAATAGCTACCAATGGTTTTTTTAATCTGTGATAACCATACAGCTTATTTGAGGCTGGCACATTCATATCTAATATTGTAGATCTGCCACTAATGCCTACTATAATTCCGGCTTCCATCATTTTTGATATCCAAAATTCAACGCATGCTCTGCCTGCTTCTGCAAGATGTAAGTTTTTTGAATACGAAAAATCTATGCCAAATAGATCTACCGCAGCAACTTTATTCCACATAGCAAAAGCCAATGTATATGCAACTGTGGTATTTAAGTACGCGCATTTAGTAGCATTGCAAACTTCTTGCAATGGGTATTCAACCGCTTTTGGTACTCTGGGATCTAATTCACATGTATAGGTTGGATGTTTAGCTTCTGCTAAAACCCTTGTCATCACACTTGTTTGTCTGCCTGCATCGGTACTATCAAAAAATCGACTAGCAGGATCTAGCATAAACAGTCTATCTGTTTTATATACGCCTGCTGCAGCATTAATAGTCCAGGTTTCATCCCATGTCCTACCATTTTGCAAACCTATAGCGTAATCTACTTGCGACAAACCAAGGCCAATAATAGCTACTCGTTTGCCCTCTAGGGATTTAATTGGTTTCATTTAAGATACGCCAGTACGCAACTGATCGTATCTATACTGGTCACGAGTTCCGCGACCTTCGGATAGTGTTTTCATTCTGCCTACCGCCTCCTTGAATCTAGCCTCAAACAAGCCAATGACATCGGGCGGTTCTTTTAAGAAAATAGCACCTTCTACTAAACTACCGTACAACAATGCGTCTGGATAATCAGAACTCAGTAATGTTGTACCGCTGTCACTACCACTCGTTAACGAGGCTGGTTTATATAAATAATGTAATTCAATAG